AGGAGATGCATTTAAAAACAAGTGGACAAAAGAGTACATATTCAATAACGAGATTAGGTATAAGTTGCGCGGAGTGAGAGATGGAAAGGTAACTAAGCCAGTGAAGTGGACTGCACCATCGTATTCACATGGGGAACGACCTGATAATGCTCACCCATACTGGCCTTATCACAATAGATAACACAAGGAGTAAGACATGAAAAACGACGACAGAATCCAGATATTGACAGAGTCAGGCGGTAACTGGACAGGTACATGGGCGCAACTACTAATGCACAACCCATTCTGGCTGTCCAAGATGCACCCAGCACACTTGAGTGATTTAGAAAATATGCTTAATCAAGGGCAGGCATACAACGGTGGAGGTGACGGTAGAGAACGGTTCTTTGTGTTCAAGAAAGGACTTGAAGTATCAGACTTTCCAAGTATCAAAAAATATACTGGTCGCTCTACTAGTTCCAGTATCAATAATAACCAGGCCAAAAGGAACCATATGGTTATGGTTAATAAAGGAGAATAGACATGGATAACTTAATAGATGGACACGATCCACTGGCATACACTAGGAAAATGCATATCTTTGTGGTGAAGGAAGCCATAACAAACCTAGAAGGTATACGGAATAGGAAGACCGAACTACCCATAAGTGTACTAAAAGATTTACTAGCCAGACTGGAGGCAACACAATAAATCTGTCCGCTACAGCGGACAAAGGAGACAGAGATGAAAGACTTAATAAAAACGATAGACAATGACCCAACCTTACAGGACTTATCCGACTGGCCTGAAGTACGAAAGGCATTAGCAAGGGTCAAGCATCTTATAAAAAAATATTCAATCCTAGGATTCGACGTTTAAATATTATACGGAGGTAGACATGAATACTAAGGAAGCCATCAAACATACAGGTAGTCTTGGTCAAACCAAGAAGATGCCGGGCAAGTCATATGGAATACGTGCCACACACTGCAATGTAGGTATGAAACTGGCAAAGATAGAAGGCACAGTATGTCATCAGTGCTATGGACTGTTCGGATTCTATAACATGCCGAACGTCCAGAGGTCACAGGATAAACGCCTTGATCTCATGCTCAATGATCCACTATGGGAAGACGCAATGGTAGTACAGATACGGCAGCTGAAAGTAGCGTACTTCAGGTGGTTCGATGACGGTGATTTGCAGTCGGTATATAACCTACAACGTGTCATCCGCGTATGTGAGAGAACCCCCATGGTGAAGCACTGGTTGCCAACAAAAGAGTACGGTCTTGTGAATGATTTCCTACTGGAAGGTGGGGTGATACCAGAAAACCTCTCTCTGAGGCCGTCAGGCTATAAATTTAACGGTAAACCGCCTGAGTTTAAAGGTAAGTTTCACATGATGGAAGACCTACCAACCAGTACAGCTACATATCTGGATGAGAATAGTAAACCCGAAGTCGTGCATGGTCATCTCTGTCCTGCCCACTGGCAGAAAGGAGAGTGTGGCGAATGTCGTGCATGTTGGAACAAGGAGGTAAGCAACGTCACGTATGTAAATCAGAGACAGAAAATCAAGGAGTAAGACATGAAGAAACATCATATAGAATTCTATTCAAGCATCATCATTAATGGAATCGAATCAGGCTATGTAAACTGGGGTCTGATTGAAAAATACAAGTCTGGATACAATCACTCAACAGGTGAGCAACATGAAGCATATGTTGAGTTGCGCCTGGATGACCCTGAATATGCGGTAATTCCTGTGACCAGTGGTGAAGTCAAGGTTGATATACCTCTGGTAAGAAAAGCTTTGAACAAAATTATTAATGATGACATCAAGATAAACCCAAACCTAAGAGACCTGTGCAAGGAAGCTAAGGCTGAATGGGACGGAGGAATACTTGATGCTATTGCATGTGACGTGATCATACAGGTTGCTGTGTTCGACGAAATAGTCTACGGATAAGGAGAATAACATGAACGAATCACTAGATTGGGAAGACATATTAGAGAACGTGTCCGCTGAAGCGGACAAGGTTGAAGAGTTCTACATCAATGAAGTCTTACCCCACGATAAGAGAAGCCTATTAGAAATAGTAGTAGAGAGTGAACTACTTGACGAATACAGGAATAAACTTGACAGCTGATGTCTTTTTTAGTACCATTTATTCATACACTTGGAGGTGAATATGAACATCAACGATATCTACGACAGTCTTGTCGTCTTACACCGACTACTCTCTCGACCTGATGCAGAGCCTGTCGATGAAACAATCAAGCAAGTGCGAGACCGACTCGGAGAAATAATTCAGCATTGGAAAAACGCCCACAAAATATAGGAGGACAGACATGAAACACGAACCTTATGAATCTTATTACACACAGTGTGTAGATGATGATGAAAAAATACCGTGGGACGAGTTAGCATATAACCAACTTGGTGTTCGGATGATGATATATCTGGGGGCGGACGAGAACGGTAATGACTACGGTGATCCGCCTACACTAATGGTAGACATATGCTACGAGTGCTATGAAAACGATGTCAGGGGTAACGAAACAGAGTGGACACCTACCATAGGTACTACCCCTTACGCAGTAGTCAACGGCGTCACCCATTCCTATTTACGACAGGGAGAGTTGTTCGGAAGAACATTTACAGAACTGTTTAACGAAGGGGAATACTGGGAATGGTGGGACAACTGCTCCGAGGTGTTTAGGTATAGCGGATATAGATGTAACGAGTGTGCCGAGGAATTACTTGAAGGTGTATGGGATTTTGACCCCAAAGGTAAAGAGCGCCCAAGCATATGGCACGATGAATATAAAAGGCCAGTAAAAATATAGGAGGACAGACATGAAACGCACAGGGCATCAAATAAGAGACAGTATATTTAGAAACAAGGGGATGAGTGCATCGTTATGGGAAGAACTTGCTCAGACACTTGGCGATCCCATCTTTCAAAGACTCATAGTTGCTCTTGAAAAATTTAAAGAACGAGGGCTACCTGAATCACTAGCCATCTTGGAAGATATGAAAAATCTTGAAAGCATGGTGGAGTCAACCATGACAGACGACCCTGACGATATATGGAACCCAAGTGAAGAGGATAGGGTTCGTATAGCTGAGAAGGAAGCTGAAATTCATGCTCGTCAAGAGGCCCATTCCAACACATTCGATAGGTTCCCTATAGATACTGTATGGAAGGCACAGGGCGTTAGGCTCTACGCAAAATTTGACCTGTTCCAAGCCAGTGAACTTATAGAAGTGAAAGACCCAGAATTCCCAAGGCAGTCTACTTTTACAGCTTATGGTTGGCCGGGTATCGACTCTACAGAAATGATTCCTTTACTTAATGTATCTGAAATAGTTTTGTGGCATCAAGAACCACTAGAGACATCTACTGATATGCCACTACCAACAATCAGGAATATTAATAAAGACCTAATGATTAGCGACGCTATGTTTATGGTTTGGCCTTACCCTCATGACGCTACACAAGTTGAGTCTATAGATGACAACCTTACATTGCGAGAGGGTGGTACACACTGGCAGCTTCTTGTTGATGGTGGAGAATTCTTACTTAATCTTTGCCATTTAGATACTTACGATGACAATGTTGAGGGGCCAGTCAGTTCTCGTAATCATCAATATATATATCTGGAAAGAATTCCATATGGACAGTACACAAAAGAACAATTAGATGAACTAATGCAAAGAGAAACTGTCGATTCTCTTCGTGACAAGGAACGGAGTGAAAGTGAAATGCAATCTGACGATGCTATTTACCAGATGCTTACCTTTCTTAACATGAAGGTTGCAGATGTTGAGGAACGTAAAGTCGAAAGGTCGGTAAGAAAACAGATAAAAAGAAGTAATCCTGACCGAGACTATTCTCCAATTAATGTAGTTAAATTACGGCGTGTCATGTACAAGGGGTCAGCTGTCCCTACAAACATTGGAACAGAAAGTACATTTGAATATAAGGGTAGGTTCTGGGTAAGAGGACACTGGACACAACAGCCATACGGTAAAGGACGGAAACTCAGGCGACCTCAGTGGATTGATGCGTATATTAAGGGGCCAGATGATAAGCCTATGATCGAGAAGGCTTACGTGGTGGCAAACTAATGAGTAGGTCAGTTATAGCTATACCAAGCGAGACCACCTACGACTGGCTACTACATAAGCACTACGCCAAAAGGATACCCCAGATCGTATATGCATACGGAGTCTTTGAAGATCAGGTAATGCAAGGGGTTATCACCTATGGCATCCCAGCTTCTCAGTCTCTGACACGAGGGATATGTGGTGACCAGTATAAGGATCAGGTCGTAGAACTTAACAGGCTGTGCCTACTTAAAGGACATGACGAAAACCTAGCATCTTACTTTGTAGCGCAGACATTACGGATG